TTTGCTCTTTACTAGCATTTGCTAATGCATTAACACCACCTGCTCCTGCTCCTGCTCCTGCTCCTGCTCCTGCTCCTGCTCCTGCTCCTGCTCCTGCTCCTGCTGAGCCTATAGCAGCTCCGCCAAATTGACCACCACCGTATCCCCCAAGTCCACCTGTAACAGCACCCATTAATGGGTCTTCATCTCTCAACGCAGCTATACCTGCACCTGTAGCAGCACCTGCTAATAATGCAGTTGCTCCAGGACCTGCTAAAAATCCTGCGGCTACTGGGGCTAAACTTGAAAATAAATTTCCTAAACTCATAGCGTCATTATAACCTTTTTATGTCCTTAATCAACGGCTTCTGCCCCCGATATGTTAATTGTTAGTCCTGTTGCACTACCTTTAAATTGTAAAGTTTCTGACTCGTTCATAATCTGTGTTCCCTTCCATTGATAAGTAGTATTTGCAGCTATACTATGTGCATTAAATAATGCATTAGCTGTTCCTGCAGTACCTTGGTCAGGCACTAAACTTAAAAATAAAGTAACTGCACTACCTGTAGTATTACACACAGTTATATCTTTTACATAAGCACGAGTATTACTTGGGCATGTATAAATAGCTAAAAAGCTAGTGGTGCTTGCTGCTTGAGCTAATCTAGTTGGTGTAATCCTTTGAAATGCCATTAGTTATCTCCTAGCCAATTCAATGTATTTAACGCATCTACACTTTCTTTTACTTGATTATTATTACCATCTATTGAGTTAAAGTATAGACGCAACTGATTTACTAACTGTAGTTCTTGCCCTGCATCATATTCTGCTGGTGGGTTAGCTAAATTAGGTCCTTTGGTTGATGGTATATTTGATGCCATTAGCCTCTCCTACCGTCAGGTCTAAAGTCTACTCGTGTAGTGCCAAGTTGCCATTGCACTCCAACATCTTCACTAGCTATCTTAAAGTTCATTTGTCTACCTCTAGCTCTTACATACACTTGATTAGTATATTGGTCAATACTAGCAGTGGTTACTACATCTCTCGTTAGAGTATTACCTGTAGCATCAGAGGTACTATTAGCAGCTCCTGGAAAGTTCCTAACACCTACTGTTACTTGTACTTCTGGAGTTAAAGCATCTCCTTGTGCAGTCGCAGTATCAGAGTTGGTAAAGTTTACATCAGGTATAACTCTCTTAGTTAATACAAATTGTTCACCATCTTCTATGCCCATATCTGCTGATTCAATAAAAGCTTCTATAGCAGTTGGAGTTGCACCAGGAGTTTCTACATTGTCTTTACCATCTTCATGTTTATACACGTACCCATTGAAAGTAGCTAATGGAAACTTGATAGTTCCAGGGTTAGCCCATGAAGTTCTTGTTAGATTACCAAAATACCAAATTTTTTCTTCATAATTAAATATAACATACCTATCTATACTGTTAGAACCACTTGAACAATAGAACCATATAATCTCGTTAAACTCACTATTAAGTCCTGCAAAATTTAAAAAGCCATTTTCTTTATTCATATCTTCAAATACATATTGTTTCAAAGTACACGGCAAAGTATTAACTCTACCATCATAGGCGAAGAATTTATCTGCTCCCATCCAATAAACAACATTGTTAGCCTCAGCCACTACTTTAGGGCCAATAATGTTGATACTGTCACTAATCTCTTGTAAAGCAAATACTTCTTCTGTACCTAAAAACTGTAAGCTTGATAGTGCTGTATCAGTAAAGATAAGAACCTCTTGTCTAGTTCTAAATCCAGTAATAATTTGAGAACCTTGTTTGACTCTTAAAAACCCTGCTGAGTTAGTTACTTCAGGTCTCCACTCTGTAGGCTCTGGTCCTGTAGTAGCATCTACATTAGCAAACCTAATAAGTAATGGGTCAAGTGTCCCAGAATAATCTACACTTACATAACTACCTGTAGTTGTAGCATTACCCCCTGGGTCATACGGTAGAGTAATCGTAAAAGTTGTACCAGATGGTACACTCACCACTTGAAATTCACCTTGATAAGCTGATGGTGCTTGACCAGTAAAATCCACCCAATCATATACACTAAGACCATGTGCTGACCCTGTGGTTACTGTTGCTGTAGTACCAGACCTAGTAATACTAGATATAGACTGTCCTGCTGTAGTGCTACGACCAAAAGAAGTACAACTAAGAGCTAGTAGATGCCCACTTGCTGCAAACATCACTTTACCTACTTGTTGGTACTGCTCTTGAGTTTGCTAATGTATTAAGTTTAACAGCACGATTACTAATACTAGCGTCATAATCAAAGAAAAATATATCTGAGTCTTGTATGTTATATATAACATCATTATTAAATTGGTCTTGGAATGTTAATCTAGCTGGAATAGCAATAGCGGTGCTTGCACTGGAACCCCATGTACCTCTACCCCATGTGCCTGCACTCCAACCATAACCAAAAGTTATAGTAGAAGAACCAACAGGATATTGAAAAGCTGCGACTATACTTGTACCACCACCTGCAGAAACTGTAGATGTGGCTGCTGCAGCCACTGTAATTTCAAAAGTATTACTTGTAACATTAGCTATTTTAAACTCTGTATTTAAGTTAGCAGCAGATACACCACCGACAGCAGATGCACCACTAAAAGTCACATAATCTCCATCTGAACCACCGTGTCCTGTTATGGTCACTACCACTGTGGTTGACTCATCAGTGGTTTTAAAACAGTTGTCTGTAGAAGAGGTTGTTGAAGTTGTAAAAGTAGTTCTTAAAGGGGTTATGTCAGTAAGAGTAGTTCCTTTAAGAATATAATTTTTTTCATTAGTGGCAATGCTAACTATTTCATTACTATCTGTTGTACCGTACTGTATAATACTACTAGCATCGCCCACAAAAGGAGTTATGTTAATTGGAGTCCAACCACCTATTTTTTCAGGATACCCTTGTCTAAATCTTATTTTATCGCAGTTATACCAACCACCGTCAGAAGAGTAATTACTTCTATCTCTATTTATTCCTGGCTGAAATACAAGTTTCTTTAGTGCCATATTACTTTTCTCGCATTAATTCAAAATGAGGTCCATCTTTAAATGATTTCCACGAACCACCCCATACATAAGGGATGTTAGTAAGTTTTGCTGCTTGACTAAAAGCAACATTAATAGTTTCATAATCTTCAAACTCCCAAGATACTGCACCATCTTTCCAAGCGTACACATCTACCGCATGACCTGTAAGATGCCTTGAGTTCATAGTTTGGCTTTTACCTGAGTCATACAATAGTTGTTGTCTCTCTTTAGTACGCAGTCCTTCTGATATACCAAAGTATATAGCTGATAAGCCTATAGCATTTTTAACTAACTTCTGTAAATCTGGATTTACTTTATCTAGTTTAGCTAATGATTTCTTAGATAATTTAAACATTACTTAGTAAATTTTCCTATTGATTTAAGCCCGAAGGATGCTCCGATGCTCGCCATTATAGACCATTGTAACCATTCTGGGAATGTAGCTAAGAATTGTATACCCTCAGCAACAAAAGGCTGAAAGTATGGAATGAAGCTAAAAATTATTATAGCAATGAAAGTCAGCGTCCATGCTTCATCCTTCCAGGAATCGTCAGAAGCCTTTGCCATAGCGGTTTCCCACTCGACTTTACCTTCTGCAACTTTCTTTTTTACTGCTGTTTTAGCTTCTATTTCGGCTATTTTTAATTCAGACTTTGCGACTGACTCTTTGCCTTTATGCTCAAAGTATCCTCCAACCGCTTTACTTAAGCCATTTACAATCAATCCAATCATAGTACACTCCGATATTAATAATACCTTATTTTATATCAACAGTATAGTAAATGCACCTTTTATGATTAAGTTGCTTGTTCTAAAGCGACTAACTGCTCTTGCCAATTTCCATTAGGGTTAGCCACAGGTTCGTGAATATCTCTAGCTTCTTCTAAAATTTCAATATATTTTAGTAGGTCTTTTGACTCACAACTATCGCTTGCTTGTAGATATTTTTTTACTTTACTAATTATTTTTTTATTTGTTGTCATACGAATTGTCTCCCGTTCATCCATGCAACCACTGCATGTCGTTGTCCCTCATATACGGTTTCACAACCATGTAATGTGCTAGAGGGGAATACGATAATATCACCTTTTTTCTGAGGAGGAAAGAACTTCTCTCCACTACCATTAAGTATATAAAATAACCCACCTTTAAAACCATCATTTAGTATAGTAATACATGTTAATTTTCTAACATACTCTTGATTTTGTGCAAAAGAATAATCTACGTGCGTTGTATACTTACCATTACGAGCATATATTAAATACTCAGACTGACTACAAAAAGTTATATCGTACCTCCAGTTCTGAAAATTAGCATCTAATGCAGCAGCTATTAGGTAAGAGGTAACACCTGTGTAAGGCGGTAGGTCTATCTTTTTTACATCTCGTACTTTTTTATCAATCAGCTCCTTATTTTTACCATCTGTTTTACCACTAGTAGTTTTTGCGTTTTGATATTTGTTTACAAAATAATCACATACATCATCAGGTATACCTTGGTCATTTTCATACACCCAACAAGGAACAATTATATTCTTAACCTCCTTCATTTTTAGCCTCCCAGTTAAAAAAATGTGTTACACAGTATCTACCGTCCCCGAACTTTGCGTCACTATCCATTTTTACAGGATATACTTTATGTCCTAAATAACTAGGAAACATAACCATTCTATTTGGTATGCACTTTATTCGTTTATTAGCCTCAGTAAGACAAAAATCTCCACCTTTGAACTTCTTAGGTTCTTTGTAAA